CAGGGCATCCAGGCGCAGCAGCTGCCGCAGGGCTGGAAGCCGCCGCAGGGCGCCTCGGTGCCTGAGCACCTGATACAGGATCAGCAGTCGAACGCGCCTAAGACGCTGGAACACAAGGAAGATGGCGACACGTCAGACAGCGAGTGATGTCTGACGCCCCTCAGCGGGCGCGCTGGCGGCGGTCGGCAGGGGGTGCGGCGCCCCCTCCCCCGGGGTCTTTGAGCGGCGCGCGCAGCGAGGGGGCGGGGAAAAAATCGCGCGCCCCGTCGAACCCATTGGGGGTCCCCCGAAAGCAATACCCCCAAAACCACTGCGGGTCCCTGCGCTCCTGGGTTCGGCCCCGTGAACCGGCTCCGGAAATTTTTCACCCTGGAAACCTCGATGGGGATAGCGATGGGACGGACGCTGAAGCTGAACGGTCACGGCCCGCGCGTCGGCGACGTGGTTACGGACGGCGAGGCCGAGATGACGGTCGTGTCTGTGGAGGGCGCGACGTTGACGGTGTGCTGGTTCGACGACCAAGCGTGCTGGGAGGGCGAGGTCGATGCCTCGCGCGTGCGCGTGCGGGTGCAGGCGCGCGCGTGAGAGCCGTGCGTTGAGCGGGTGAGCCGGCCGCGGGGATGCTCGCGGCCATGACGACCTACCAGCCCGACGGCGCGGTCTTGAGCCTGTTTCTCCAGGACGACGCGCCGGTGACGATCATCCAGGGGCCGATCCGCAGCGGCACGAGCGTGTGCTGCGCGATGAAGCTGTTCTCCATGGCGCTGCGGCAGAACCAGGGGCAGGACGGCGTGCGGCGGTCCCGGATGGTTGTGATCCGCAGCACCTACCAGATGCTCTTAGACACTACGCTCGCGACCTGGACGCAGTGGTTTCGAGAGGACGTTTACGGCCGGGTGATCCGGTCCAAGCCGATGCGGCACACCGTCCGCCAGCAGCTGGGCCCGGACGACGCGGTGGAGATGGAGGTGATCTTCCTCGCGCTCGACGACGAGGACGACCGCGAGCGGCTGATGTCGTTCGAGCTGACGGCGGCCTGGGTGAACGAGCTGCAGTTCGTGCCGAAGCCGATCTTCGACGAGTTGAAGTCGCGCTGCGGGCACTACCCGGCGAAGAAGGATGGCGGCTCGCGCTGGGCGCACGTGATCGCGGACATGAACGCGCCGGAGGAAGGGCACTGGGTGCCCTACATGCGCGGCGACGTGCCGTTGCCCGACTGGATGACGGAGGAGGAGCAGCGCGAGTACGAGCGGCCGCGGGACTGGCATTTCTACGTCCAGCCGCCGGGGCTGCTGGAGGTGTTGGACGAGAAGGGGCACGTCAGCGACTACAAGCCCAACCCGGACGCCGAGAACACGAAGTGGCTGAACGCCGGCGCGGAGTTCTACGCGAAGGAGGCGCAGGGCAAGCCGAAGACCTGGATCGACACGCGGATCATGAACCGGGTCGGGATGCGCCGCGACGGCAAGCCGGTGTTCCCGATGTACCGCCGGGAGACGCACCGGGCGGAGAAGCGGATCCCGCTGGCCGAGGGGCAGACACTTTACGTCGGCGTCGACTTCGGCCGGTCGCCGGCGGCCGTCATGGGCCAGGTGGTGCGCGGGCGGTGGTACGTGGTCGCCGAGTACATCCAGAACAACATGGGCGCGACCACCTTCGCGCCGCTGCTGAACCAGGAGATCGCCCGGCTGATAGCCGGCTACGAGGAGATCCCGGTCAGCGTCTGGGGCGATCCGGCGGGCGACTTCAAGGGCCAAGAGGGCGAGACGACCCCCTACATGGTCTTCCGGCGCAGGAACCCGCGCGGCGGCTACGAGTTCCCGTTCCTGGCCAGCATCCGCGCGGCGCCGTCGAACGCGCTCAGCGTGCGCCTGGGCGCCGGCGAGAACGTGCTGAACCGGATGGTCGACGGCAAGCCGGGCATCCTGGTGAGCCCGAACTGCCCGGCGCTCAACGCGGCGCTGGAGGGCGCCTATCACTTCCGCAAGATCCGCGGCAGCGAGAGCACCCGCTACACCGAGGAGCCGGAGAAGGACTCGGCCTCGCACGTGGCGGACGCGTTCCAGTACATGCTGCTCGGCGGCGGCGAAGGGCGCGAGCTGGTCGGCGCGCGCAAGGACGGCGCCGGCCACGTCAACGTCCGCGGCCAGTGGTCGGTGTTCGGCGGCGGCCGCGAGGTGTTCCGCCAGCGCCGCGGGCCTAGCGTGCGGGGGTGGTGATGCCCGGCTGCATGCTCGAGACGGCCGGCTGGTTCGTGGCGTTCTCCGGGCGGGAGCGCCGGCACTGGTACGACGTCTTCACCGCGCCTGGCTTCCGGCACGTGAGCGCGTTCACGCCGATCGAGGGCGGGGACCGGCTGACGGAGCAGGCGTGGCTGTTCGTCGATCCGTCGACCTACGGCCTGCGCGTCGAGGTGATGACCAACGACGAGATGGACCTGGTCATCGCCGGCATCCACCAGAACGCCGGCCGGGTGGTGTGCCTCGACCGCCGGCCGGCGCCGGCGCCCAGCGCGATTCCGCGGTACGGCTGGTACTGCGTCAGCGAGATCGAGCGCCTTCTGGGTCTGCCGCAGCGTGCGTTGAGGCCGGTCGGGCTCTACCGGAGGCTCCTCGCATTGGGCGCGACGCCCGTTTTCGAGGAGCTGCGACAAAATGGGGTTTTCTAGCCCGGACCCGCCTCAGGAAGACCCGGCCGTCAAAGCCGCCCGGCAGCGCGAACGCGAGCGCGCCGAAGCCGCGCGTAAGCGCGAGTTGCAGGAGCAGCTGCGGGTGGAGACGTCGCTGGTCTCGTCGCAGGGCGGCAGCCGCGGCGGTCAGCAGTCGCTGCTCTCCCGTGGCACCCGCGGCTTCTCCGGTAGCGGATCCCAAGGGCGGCAGAAGCTCGGCGGCGGTAGCTGATGGCGCAGTCCGAGACGCTAAAAGAGGCGAAGCGGCGCCTGCAGAAGGCCCAGGCTGGGCAGCAGATCCACGCCGATCGCGTCGACGACATCTACCGCTACATGATGCCCTGGCGCCGTCGGCACTACCAGCAGGCCGGTGCCGAGGGGCGGCTGGAGGACTTCGACGAGCTGTTTGATTCCACCGGGATCGACACGCTCGAGGACTTCGCCGCCGACATGGGCCACACCTTCACCGCGCCGAACGACAAGTGGGTCGACGTCGAGCCGGTGATGGAGTTCGACCAGGGCGACCGCCGGCGCATCGACGAGCAGCTGAAGAAGTACCGCGACGTCGTGTTCGACCACATCGAGCGGTCGAACTTCCACGAGGCCGCCCAGGAGGCCTACCCGGACCTGTTCCCGGGCACAATGGCCATGCTCATCGAGGATTTGGACCCGGGCGAGCCGATCCACTGCGAGGCGGTGCCGCTGCCCGAGCTGCTGATCGACCGGGCCCCGCGCGGCCGCGGCGTGGGCCCGCGCTTCCGGCAGTTCCACGTGCCGCTGGAGCACATCGAGGTGCTGTGGCCGGACGCGGAGCTGCCCGAGGCGTGGCAGGAGCAGAAGAAGCGCAGCCCGGACACGAAGAAGCAGATCACTTGGGGACTCTGGCGCGACCACAGCCGCCAGGACACCGAAGTCTGGAAGTACGTCGTCTTCTCCAACGATCACCTGCTGCTCGAGGAGGAGCTGGAGGGCAAGGGCAGCTGCCCGCTGATCGTCGCGCGCTGGAACCCGGACGGCGTGACCGCCTACGGCGTCGGCCCGGGCCACAAGGCGCTGCCGAGCGTGAAGACGGCGAACAAGATCGTCGAGCTGAACCTGCGCGCGGCCGACAAGGCGGTCGATCCGGTAGTGATCTACCCGGACGACGGCACGCTCGCGCCGGGCAAGTCGGTGGTGCCGGGCGACTGGCTGCCGAAGATGCCGAACAGCTCGGATCCGTTCGTGCTCAACACGGCCGGCAACGTCGACCTGTCGATGCTCGCGCTGGAGGAGCAGCGCATGTCGATCCGGCGGGCCGGCTTCCAGGACAAGCCGCACCAGCGCGGCAAGACGCCGCCGACGGCGACGCAGTTCCTGGAAGAGCAGATGGACACGATCAAGCGGATGGGCGCGCCCGCCGGCCGGCTCATCACCGAGTGGCAGTACGCGATCTTCCAGCGGTTCGCCTACCTGCTGGAGCAGCGCGGCACCCTGCCGCCGGTGGAGCTCAACGGCGAGCGCATCGCCCTGAAGCCGGTCAGCCAGTACACGAAGCAGAAGCAGGAGCAGGACGCCCTGCGCCTGCAGCGCTGGGTGCAGACGGTCGGCGAGGTCGCCCCGCAGGCGGTGCCGGCGGTGGTCGACCTGTTCGAGTACGCCAACCGCCAGGCGGACTTCATGGGCGTGCAGAAGCGCGACCTGGTGCGCAACCCGCAGCAGCTGGCGCAGATCGCCGAGCAGCTGGGCGGCACCGGGCTGCTGCAGGGAGGCGGCGCATGACCCAGGGCGCAATCGGGGCCGGCGAGCGCGCGCGCCGTGGCCAGGACCAGGCGAGCCAGCAGGCGGACGTCGATGCCGCCTACCACGACTGCTTCAACACGCCGGCCGGCCGGAAGGTGCTTGAGCACCTGTGGTCGCGCTGCGTCACCGCGCCGACGGCCGAGGGGCTGTCGGAGAGTGCGTTGAGGGAGTTCATGGGCCAGCGCAACCTCGTGCTCGAAATTCAACGGCGCATCACGCGAGGCGAGCGATAGATGTTCGATCTGTTCCGGTTTGGGCGACTCCCGCTGCTGGCTGCCGAGGGCGAAGGCGGCGGCGGTGAAGGCGCCGGCGGAAGCGAAGGCCAGGGGGAGGCCGGGACCCAGGGGACCGGCACCGACGGCGCGTCCGGCCAGGGCCAGGAGAAGACGGGAAACGAGGGCGGCGCGAAGGCCGCCGGCGAATCCGGCCAGGACGGCGGAAAGGGCGGCCCTGAGAAGAAGGGCGACGGCAAGGTCGCCGAGAAGCCCGAGGGCCTGCCCGACCACCTGTGGGACGCCGAGAACGGCCAGCTGAAGGCCGACGCGGTCATCGAGGAGCTGAAGAAGGGCGGCCAGAAGCAGGGCGAGAACAAGGCGCCGGCGGACCCCTCGGAGTACGAGCTGAAGGTGCCGGAGAGCGTGGAGCTGCCGGAGGGCTTGGAGTGGCAGTTCGACGAGAACCAGCCCGAGGTGCAGATCGGCCGGCAAATGGCCCAGCAGATGGGCCTCGACCAGAAGGGGTTCGAGGAGCAGCTGCTGAAGCCGTTTATCGAGGCGAAGGTGCAGGAGCACAACGCCGAGACCGAGCGCCAGGCGGCCGAGCTGCAGAAGCTGGGCGAGAACGTCACCGAGCGCATCGACTCGCTGAGCAACCGGATCGACCAGTCGCCTTACAGCGACGACGAGAAGCAGGCGCTCAAGAGCATCGCCAGCACCGCCGCCGGCGTGACCGCGCTGGAAAAGCTGATGCGCACCGGCCCGCAGGCGCCGACCCGCGAGAACGCGGAAGGCGCCGCGGCCAGCAAGCTCACGCGCAACGACCTGGAACGCAAGATGGCGAGCCAGGAATACCGCCGCGGTGATCCGGCGGTCGTGAAGGAAGTCCAGGAGGGCTTCCGCAAACTGTATCCGGGCGAACACCGCCGGATCGGCTAAGGGAATAGAGGACCATGGCCACGACCATTACCGAGGCGTTCGTCCAGCACTTCGGCTCGGACTTCAAGATGGAATACCAGCGCATGACGGCCCGTCTGCGGTCGACCGTGCGCAAGCG